AAAACTCAGTACAACCTCTACCTGCTTCGGCAAAATGTAAGTTACCTTTGTATGAAAAATCTACACCAAACATTTTTAAAACTGATACTTCGTTCCATAAAGCAAATGCTATTGCGTAAGCAACTGTATTATTTAAGTAATAACAATTCAGATCTTGAATGACCTCTTCTACAGGATATTCAACTAAACCTGGACATCTATCATCTAATTCACATGTGTAAATAGGACCCTCATGCTCTTGTAACATTTTTGCCATACTTTCAGTTTGACCACCAGCATCTTCTGTATTTAAGAACCTAGATGCAGGATCCATCATAAATACTCTATCGTGGTAAATTACCGTACCTACACCATTTATTGCCCACACCTCATCAAAGTGTACTCCATGTGATTTTGCAAGATTATAATCAAACCAGCTTTTACCAAGACCAACTATAGCTACTGATTTGCCCTTTAGACTTTCAATTTTTTCCATGTATTTTTTAAGATACCGTTGACCTCAAAGAATCGTAACGGTATTCATCTCTCCTTCCGCGAGCTTCTGCAAGGTTTTTCAACCTAGATATTTCATTAACAAAGCGTTGCTCGTATTGCTGTGTTAAATCATTTTCACCTTTCATGAATATATATGCTTCTACTAAACTACCGTATAGCAAAGCATTTCTAGCATTATTAGAAACCCAAGTCCCTGTAGTATCTGTAACTAAAGAGTTAGGTTTAAATAAATAGTGTAATTCTACGTTGTAGTCTGCATCTGGAACAGGACTTACGATAATTGTAGAGCCGTTATTAGAGGCTGTAGATAAATCTTTATCAAAGTCTGCGTAATATAAAGGTAAGCCTCTAAGAGTAGTATCAGTGGGATCTACAATATATTCACGCATAAATGTTACATGTTTTTTATCTAGATAATGATAATCACCACTAGAATCTATTACTGCTAAAGAAAAGCTTAATTGATAGTCAGTTGGTGCAGTTAAATAAGTATTACCTGTAGATAGCGTACCTGTCACATTTTTTCTAAAATAATCAAACTGTATTAGTTCAAATATTCTTTCTTCTGCATTTTTAATAAAATCATCAAGTGAGTTGACAAAAGTAGTTTCTGTATTTTCAGTATAATTTTGTATTAGTGTTTTTAACTCAGTTAATGTCATGATGTAACTATTGTAACCTCACCAACACCACCTGTCATCTCGCTTACAGTAAAGTTTGTTGGTAAGGTAGATGGATTTAGATAATCTGGTTTAAATATATTACTGCTTACAACTACTACAAATCCCTCACCTTCTTCTTTATCATTATTTGGTCTAGCTTTGTATAAAGCTTCAGGGTCAGCCGTAGCAGTTAATGGTTCTAGTTGTGGGTGTTTTGGCTCGTAGCAATTATGACAAACTTTTGCACCATTCCATTCTTCTTTTAGTTGTAAGAGTTTGTATTCAAATCCGCATCTATCGCATAATCCTTTTGCAAATTTACCAGATGCATAAGCCATTATAAAACTCTTATTCTTGGTCTAATTTTAAATGCAGCTCTATCTTCGTCTTGATCTGCTGCTCTCCTAAACTCCTCTTCATATAGAGCTTTTAATTGTGCGGTTCGCTCTGGTGCTCTTTTTAAGGATATGTAATAAGCCAGGCCTGCTACAAAACAAGGATAAAACCTAAAAGGCATATCCATAGTATTAGTAGATGTATCTGCATCATCCATTCTCACTATTTTATTAAAGACCAAAATATCTGTAGAGTTCTCTGGTGCTGGCCATATTTTTAAATTTGGTGTATTTAATTTATCTAAAAAGAATTGTGATGGCCTAGACTTAGTTGTTTTATTTGGTATGTTTATATATTCAGAGCGGCTTATTCTATTCATGCTTATATCAGTTTGCACTTCATTTACAGTTCTTCTTAGCACTACATCTAATATATCTATTACATTAGAATTTAAAGAATAATCAGTAGTACCCTCTGTAACTGTTTGTGTGGCTTGTTCTATAGTCCACTGGTTTAATCCTCTGTTGGCCCATTCTGCCAACATTAGATTAATAGATCGTCTTGATGTTTTTAAATCGTAACCTGTTCTAAGTTCAATACCGCATCTTTCATAAGCTTCTTCTACAAACTCAGCAACATTAGGTTCGAAATTTGTGCTACTTGATAATGCCATAATTAATCCTCATACAAGTTATTAAAGGTAATAGAAGGATCTAAGTAACTTTCATGTCCTTCTGCTGAGTGTAACCACTGAGAAGGTTTAAATTGTGGTGGTCCTTCGCCTGTAACCCATAAAGCTGGGCTTGTAGCCCTTACCCTATTATTAGGTAATGCTACAAGATTACCTTTCCACTCGCAATCTTCTGTTATATATAATACATGACTTTGTTTGTGTTGTGCAGGGTCATCTGCAATATCTGTATTTGTGTAATCTACTGTAAACAAATATTTAGCTTGAAAAAAATCTCCACCTATTTTTGCAATCCAAGGTGAAGAACTAACTCTATCCATAACTGTTACTGCATGATCTCTGGCTTCACAGTCCCAAGGTTGAGCTAAATGATCTTCCATGGGCTTAGGATAGTCTTCCATAGGTATATCAGCTACAAGAGCTTGTATGGGCATCCTAGCCCACATAGCACCACCATGTATGTTACCTTCGTCCCAATCCTCACAATTGGATTCTTCTCCAGTAAATACTACTTGAAAACTTAATGATCTATCTGGAATAGTATTTACAGCAATTGCTAGTGCATGCAGATACTCGTGGTGATAGTCCTCATGATTATGTGTAAACTCTCTCCTAACCCAACATTTAAAATGTGGGATATTACTAATCAAATAAGGCACTATTAGAACTTATTTCTTCTTCTATTAGCGTTGCCTGCCATCATGATTGATCCACCTTTAGACATTTTCATCATTTTACCGCCTTTGGACTTTTTCATCATGCTTCCGCCTTTGGACTTCTTCATTAATGATCCACCCTTAGACTTTTTCATGAGTGACCCGCCTTTAGATTTCTTCATCATCATGCCACCTTTGGATTTTTTCATCATACTGCCGTTTTTAGACTTTTTATAATGACCTGGCATAATAGTTCTCCTTACTTTTTAGTAGATTTTTTTGTAGTTTTCTTGGCAGGAGCTTTCTTTTTAGGCATATTTAAATAAATACGATCTTCCTTTACTGGCTCATCTGGTCTTACTTTAGCATCCAATCTTGCTTGCAATTTTGGATCAACTGTTGTTTTTTTCTTTGGCATATTTATCTCCTAACTTATGGTTGTATATTTACGCCTATTAGACATAACTTTACCACAACCTCTTGCTATGTTGCCACCTTTCTTTTTTTCAGCTCTACCACCTTCTACAAAATACCCCATCTTGTTACGAACTTCTTTGGGTAATTTAGGCAATCCTTTATTGCTTGGCGGTATAGGTTTTAGTTGTTTTTTCACTTTTCCTCCTGCTTTTAATTTATTTGATACCATTATTGGTTTACCTTTTCTATCTGGATTTGGATCTTTTTTTCTTTTACGAGCAACTAATGTAGCTCTTTCTGATTTACTAAGCCTATTTGCTTTACTTCTAGGAATGCACTTAGGTTTACCTTCAGCTTCTTTCCTGCCACCGCATGACCCTTTAATAGAACCGTCTGTTCCTAGCCTAACCCAATCTTCGTCTAACCAACTCTGTAACTGTCCTTTATGTTTGCTCATCTTAATCTATCTGACATTATAATACCTTGGCCTCTTATTGGACCACCAAATCTTTTACCTTTTCTTTTACCGCCTTTAGCTTTTTTTGCATAGTTAGGATCTTTACAATATTTAGATGCAGCTAGATTTGCATACGCAGAAGGATAGACATCAAAAGTTCTTTTAGCCCAAGCTTTACCTTCTGGGCATATTTTTCCTTTACTTTTAGCTTTAGCCATTATTTAGTTCTCCCAAATTTTTTACGTATTGAATCTTTACCTCTTCTAAATATTTCAGCTTGTTTTGGTTTACCACCATATTTAGACCTTTGTTCACCTACAGTTAATATTTGTATAAGTCTTGCAAAAGGTTTTTTTGTTTTTTTTACTTTAGCTACTGTATTTCTAGCGTCTTGAACACTAGCATATTTTATTGATACGGTATCTTTGGGGTTTTCATCAGTATATAATCTTCTGCCACTACCTTTTGGTTTTTTACCTGTACCTTTTTTAGGATCTGGCATTTTTTTTATATCTATAACAAACATTCATCTATTTTTTCTTTTTTTTGTGAGCTGGACCATAAGTTTTCTTTTGATCTGCTAAAATCTTTTCTAAAACTTTGACTTGTGCAGCATGTGACTTTGAAGCTTTTTCAAGGCCTTTGATTAACTTATTTAACTGTGTTGTATAATGTGCCATTAGCAATCCCAATCTCGTCTAGCCCAATAATTAGCTTTCATGCGGTCATTACCAAGCTTTTCACTTCTTTTGCAATATGATCGTTTTCTTTTAGGATCATTTTTATGCATACCTAATTTAGCATCACCAAAAGCAATACGTTTAACTTTACCTGAGGATGGATTTTTAACGAAAACTTCTTTACGTTTTGTTCCATATCCAGGGCTACCTTTTCTGATAGCCCTAGGTCTATTAAGAGTTACGGTTTTGCCTTTGTACTCTGCCATTCATTAATAATTCTTATTCAAAACTAATATAATTGAATAAGCATCACCACTTGAGTGACCTACCGTAGTAAAGTCTATATCTCCAGTAACGCCTGAACCTGCGTTGTTTGGAATACCACTAAATCTATCGTCATAGTATTCATCACCTGTGCTATCTGCTGGTAATGGTATAGCTAAAACATTAGTTGTAGCATCAAACTCTATATCAACGCCCATACCTCTAGTTGCCCAGTAAATACGTGCTAAGGATACACTTGTACAAGATTCACCAGCACTATTGGTTGTAAGTGCTGAAACATCAACTTTTTTAACTGAAGACTCGCCTGTACCATCAGATTCATTAGTAAACTTTAATACTGCGACTCTCTCACCATCTTGGATAGTTTGTGAAGTTACTGTATCTGCCATTGTTTACTCCTTATCTTTCGCAAATTACATTTACGTAATCGATTGTCATAGTTTTAGCTGCTGCTTCACCATTTTGAATACCAAATGATACGGTTAATTCTTCATCATCTGGTAAATTAGTATTTACAACACCTACTGGCTCTGCTTCACCTATAAAGTATGAAACTTGTGAAGTATTTGGATCAATAAAGAAACCAACTGTCACAAAAGTATCATCAGCTAACGTAGTTACTGCAGCAGTAGTAGTATCTGTGCCGTCTTTTTCAATATGAAAGTCTAGGTTAGTATCACCGTCATCTTTCATAAAATAAACACCGTCACTAACTGCTAATGGTGTAGTATCAGTTATTTGCAAACCCATAACAACGTCAGATTGTGTCGCATCACTTACTTTAAATCTAGCTTCAAAAAAAGCTCTTTTACTACTACTTAATTTAAATGACTCACCTTTTAATTGTAAAAAGTCTAAATCATTATCTCCAGCAGCATTAGTAAGCAATATTTGGCCACCTGCACCAGAAGTTAAAGCTTCTGTTGCTGAGCCAGTGCCTGCCTCAGTTGTTGTTATTGTAAAGTCACCTGAATTGTAAGTCATAAAATCATTTGCGTATTGATAAAATAACGTACTTGATGGATTTACACTAAACATAGGAATTTCTTTCTTATGTTTTGTTGCTACAGTATTACCTGCATTAAGGATTAAGTTTTGAAAATGTGGATTAGCCATTATGAACTCCTTTACTTGTATTAATGGAAATCGAAATCGATCCTCATTAAGCTAATTAATTTAAAACTTCTTAGAGTTTACACCTCAAGTCCAAATCAATCAACATAAAAAAAGGGAGCCGAAGCTCCCTTAAGAATTGTAGTTGAGTGAGAAACGCTACAATAAATCGTTCCTTAAGCTCCTTGAGAACCGAAAACGGCTCTAAAGTTTGAATATCCGAAGCTATAACGCTCTCTAGCTTTATATCTCATATTACCAGTATCGAAATCACCTTCTAATGAAGTTTGCATAGGGGATCTTTCGAAATACTTAAACCCGTCTGGGCAGTCTGTTTTAATGAAAAAAGCATCTGTATCTGTAAGATAGTTATTTACAACATATCCTTCAGGTATCATGCCTGTATTACTAATTGCGTTAATGTCGTTGTCAGATGTACCTGGTCTACCTGGAGACTGTAGTAATCTGTCAGCAACAAATACTAACTGAGGTGGAATAATTAACTTCATTCCTTTTAACGCAATATTAAGACCTTTATCATCCGTAAATGTAGAGATATTAATTAATGCATCTTCAAGTGAAGTTTCATTAAGATCCGCCATAGTAGTAGCTCTGTTTGCTAATGAGCCACCGCCACCAAGGGGATGATCTGTAGCAACTAAGACTTTACCATCACCGCCTGTTGTACTAAACGCATTGTTTAATACTGAAGCAGCTTTGATTTGCTTAGTGTTAGCCATAGACCTTGCCAAAGCTTTGGTATATCTTGCTCCGAGTCTATCATAAAGATTATCTTCAATTGCTTCTTCTGTTAAAGCGAAAGCAAGAGCCACTGTTTCGTGAGTGTAACGAGATGTATAACCTTCGTTAGCTGTATCAAATCTGACACCGCTACCTTCAGCTTTTACCTCTGCATTACCAAACCCTACGATAAGTGTTTCTTCTTCAAACGCTCTGTCAGAAGTTTCAGTTTCATAGATTTCTGTATGTTGAGATTCGTATCTAGCATATTCCATACCGAACAAGGCATTAAGACCTGGCTCTAATTCTTTCGCTAATTGCGATCTGTTAATTGCCATTATTTATACTCCTGTTGGATCGACATAGAAATGCTCATTAAATTTAACAATCACATTCACGTTAGCTGAACCTGTTGTACTG